CCCTGCGTCGAATGTTGTTTTGAGTCCGTGTGAGCGGTCGAAGGTTGAGCGCTGTATGTCTGCGTGTGGTACTTCGGAAAACTGGTGTTGGCTGGCGGAGCCTATACGTGTGTTTCCTTTGTGTGGATTGTTCATATAAACTCCGTTTATTGTTAAGATTTAGTAGATTGTACTATATGTTCGTGTGCGCCGGCAAGTTTTTTTGGGTCGTGTGTTTTAAATATGCCGGTTGTTGTTTCAAATGAGCCTAAAGACCAGAGTGAATAATCCTCTGGATTCTTGGCTATTTGTGTGTCGTCGTTTGCCATATTGGCAAATTGGCGTAGTGCCATTGCGTCGTTTTCCATTGAGTATGGGTGGTGGTATGCTTCGTGTACGTTGTCGAAGATTGTGTATTGATTAAGTTTCATAGTTTATTCCTTTTATATAAGCTCATTCGAGCTTTGTGGGTTTTTTCTGCTTGAAGCAGAGCTGGTTTAGTACGTTTATAAGCAGTTTTTTCCATCTCTGCCAGACGGTTTTTTTTTATTTCTTGCATATTTTCTGGATTGTCTATTTCATAAAGTCTGTCATAATATTTTGGTGGTCGCATTTCGCGACCGTTTATATGTATGTTATCGGACGGGTATACGTCCTTTTTGTGTTTGGCGAACCAGAGGCCGGCTATGCCCGGCTTCCGGCTCATGGTCGAGTATTCTTGTTGTTTTTGTTCTTTTTGTTTACCAAGTTTATTTAGTATTTTTCGTTGTTCCCCAGTTTGTTTATCTATAGGAGACCAGTCATAACGTATTTCATAGTGTTCTTTTTTTAAGGGGCCGTTTATTTTTTTTTGTACGTATGCAGCGACATAGGCTGCTGATTCGAAAGTTACTTCTCCTATTGATACGTAACCTTTGCCCCATATTTCTTCTAAAGTTTTAGAAGTGTACAGTTGGTCTTGACGTGGTTTTTTTGGTAATGCTATTTTGTCTTTGAATTGACAGTCGAATAGTATTGCGTGGTAATGTGGTCGGCCGAAATTTTCGCCGTATTCCCCACAGTGGTAGAAGCGTATTTTATTTGGTGTCCATTTTAGTTCAACGTTAGGTTCTCTTAGACGTTTCATAAAGTCTTGAAAGTCTTTTTTTATTAAAGTGCCTGTTTGTGGTAGATGTTCGTCTTTGTATGTAAGTGTTATAAAAGAGCTGTTGTTTTTTAATTGGTGCTCATGTAATATTCGCATTGCCCATTGTCTTGAGTACTCGGCTCGACAGCCGGTACATTTAGAACATGGGATTGTTAATGGCTCTAATGTATGTTTTAGAGGTGCATTTTGTTCGGATATCCATTTTCCGTTTTTTTTGGATTTGTATCCGTGTAATGGGTGAAAGCATGGCATAGCTGTTTCTCCTGTTTAGTTATAGGCGTATTCCGCCTCTTAGTGGTTTAGTTCCGCGCATAGAGTTTTTGCGGTTTGTTCTCGCGGCTGTGCGAGAGAATAGTTTTTTAGATTTTTTATAATTCATTCGTTTAGGTCTTCTCATTTCGTTTCTCCGTGGTTATAAAGTTTATTTGTTTTTTTCACTCGTTTCCAGGTGTTCCTGTCACTCGTTAGGATTGTATCAAGTAGACAATCCTTTGCTAGGCGCGACTTCGTCTTTGCCGGACGGGATAATTTCCTCAGAAATTTTCCCATCTTGTTCTTGTAGAGCTGGGTCTAAAGACCTTTTTGGGGCGTTAGCTAAGCCCATTTCTACTAATGAGTCCATATTTTTTGGGTCTTCTGCGAAGTGTAAGAATTTGAATGGTTTGTTATCGAATTGTGCCCTTACTGTGTCGGGTAGTTCTTCGAATAACGTTTTTGCGTTTGCAAGTTGGTTTTGTACTTCTTGGAAGTCGTGTTCGGAGACGTCTCCGTATTGTGGGTCTTTATTAGTAGAGGTTGGTAGTATTCCTGTTTCCATGAATTGTGCGAGTATTTTATTTATGTCGCATGTGTCAGCGTGATGTTGTTCGGTGAGACCGTCGTCGCTGTGTTTTTCTGAGTAGTTTTCGTTGCCTAGATTATAGGCTGTGCGAAATTGTAGTTTTTGTTTTTTAGATGTCATAATATGTGCCTGATTTTCCTACATATTTGTAGGTTTTAGTTATAGGGTCGTATATTTTATATCGACTGTTTTTAGATTTATTAATTGGATGATGTGTAGCATCCTTTTTAGGTATGTCTTGTATAGTCATTTTACTTTTTTTTTTCTGATTGGGAAAGACGTATCGTCCTGATGCTTTTCCTTCGCGCATGTCTCTTACAGTAGATTTATATAAATCTTTTGCGCTTGAAGTTAAGTTTCCTATTGCGCCAGTAGTTCCAAGTCCTAATAAGGCTGTTGGGCCTACTGCGCCGCTTTCAGCTAATGTTTTAATAGTATTAGCTTTAATATTGTTTAGGTTAGCGGCACTGGTAGCGTTAGCAAGTGCTACAGTTGCAGGGTTACCGACTGGAGCTTGTTGTCCAGCGGGTGAGCTGGCCTCTTTTGAGCCAGCTAGTATTGGGTTTATTCCGGCCTTTTTAAGGTCTGCCATTCGGCGTTGTACGGCCGTGTTGGACATTTCCCGTTGGAAGTCCATTTGTTTTTGTGCTTGTGCGGCGGATGCGACGTTTGTGTCTTTTTGGCCTTTGTAGCCAAGTAATCCGCCTATTGCTGAGCCTAGCCAGCCCATTAGAAGTGTGTGCCTCCGGGTACGGAGTTTACTGGCATTGGTCTTGTACAGCGTAATTTGAACAGTGAGTCAAATATGAATTGTGGTTCTGTTGCTACTGCTAGTGTGCGTTGTACGTTATCTTTGCCTTGTTGTATCCATGCTTGGCCTAGAACGGGTAGTTGGCTGTATTCTTGGGCGTAGTGCCAAGATTCTAGAGATGTGGTTGCGTTTGAGCGGAAGCGTCCGGTAACGGAGCTTGGTTTGTAGCGATACTCTGCGTATCTTTCTTGGTAGCCGAAGATTCCTTCGGGGTCTGATGCGTTGTCAAAGTATATTTCTTTGTTAAGTACGGCTTGTTCGCCTATAGTGGAGAGTGTTGGCCAGTAGTAGTCGTAGATAGTGTTACGGCTGAACATTCTGTTCAGGCCTTGTTGGTAAGTTAAATCTGTGCGGACGGAAACTAGCCCCATTAGGATGCTATGTTCCGTGAATGATTTTGTGAATGAGTGTCCGCTGAGTACAGTAGTACCTATCGCAGATAGGTTACCCTGTGGTGTTGGTTGTGCATCTGAGGCAGATGTTTGTGCTACTGGTGAGATGTTTACTGGTGAGCTTCCGCCGCCACAGTATTCTGGGCGTTGGAGTCTTGCGTCTGGTGATGTTACGTTAAAGTGTCCTTTTATGACTTCGATGTATCGAGAGCCAGAGCGCGCTTGTTTTTCTAAGAACTTTTGAGTTGCGAATGCAAGTCTTAGTTGATTTATTGTTGCTGATGTTGCGTCAGTCAAATCAGCTTGCAAGTTTGCTATTGTTGGATTGTTAATTGATGAACCAGCAGTGCCATAGGTCGTGCTTTGGTTCATAGTGAAGTTGTCGAGTCCATATTTATTTGCTATTGCAAAGTGTCCGGTGACGTCGTCACCAGATATGTTATCGAATGTTACTGGAGCTGTTGTGCCTAATGGCAGTGTTACGTCTGCGCCTTTTTGTGGCCATGGTAAGGCTGATGTAAAGTAATCGTGGCGTTTGCCTCTGTTTAAGACTAATTGGTTAGTGGTAGTATCTGTACCAGATGCGGTCGAGACTACTGCGAATTTTTGTAAGTTTTCATCTCGGAACCAGTCGTTCCAGATGAGATTATATGCTCGGTGCCATAGTGCGGAGAATTGTACTCCGGCTTTTAGTGTTGGAATTCCGAAGTAGTCGGATAATGAGCCTTCGGCTTCGCCGGCACCGGCTGATGTTATTGTTGGCGGTATTGGTGTTGCGACTGTAAAGTCGGGTGTTTCATCTAGGCGAGCTGTGCCTGATGCTGTGTATGATTTTGTTTCTCCCATGAATTCTTCAAAGTCGTCCCATACAAGTCGTACGGGTACGCTGAAGAAATGGGAGTCCATGAATGCGTTGTCCATGGTAGGGTGGATTGGTGTTGCTAATCGAGAGAATGCGGTCATGTTGCAGCTGAATGTATCTCCGGGTAGTGCTTCGTCGACGTATATGGGGATTAGTTCCCCGGCGTCGAATGTTGTTTTGAGTCCGTGTGAGCGGTCGAAGGTTGAGCGCTGTATGTCTGCGTGTGGTACTTCGGAAAACTGGTGTTGGCTGGCGGAGCCTATACGTGTGTTTCCTTTGTGTGGATTG